TGACCCGTGAATGCCATGACAAGCTGCATGATGATGTGGCCGCATGGGAGGCCAAGCACGGCAGCCAGTTATTCCACCTGGTGCGCACGTTGAACAAGGCTTTTGGTATTGGGGCGATCAGCACGGCAAATAAACGCGGGGCAAAACGATGAATCTCGAATCAGCACTGAAACACTTCAGCCCTAAAAGCCTGAATATTTCCGACTCGTCCAGAGCCACGGCGAGCGAAGCATTAACGGGTACTGACATCATGGCAGCACTCGGCATGGTAGAAGCCAAGGCAGTATTTGGCATGGCACTTTGTCTCGGCAAGTATGGTGTCAGTGAAGAGGATCGTCAGCGGTCGGTTGATATGCTGACTCAGTTTGCCAGCAAAAAAGCCCCAAGGGCGATAAAGCGAGCCGCAGGGGCTAAGTTTGGTCGTTGCCTGCGTATCATGGCCGCAATGGCTTACGGTGAGTTTTGTCGTTCGGCATTGTCAGCTGAGTCGTGTTCGTGCTGCCAGGGTAGAGGGTTGGTGCGTAAAACCCAGATTAACCGCAACGAACTGGCCATAGAGTGGGAAGAAAACAAATTCAGCATTAAGAATGGGTTGTGGATGCTAAAGGAATGCAGCCAGCCACCAGCAAAGACAGTTTGGGAAGACGTTATGATGGTGGCTTGCCCAGTATGTCAGGGGAAAGGCAATATCAGCGCACGTTGTCGCTGCCAGGGTACGGGGACCGTGCTGGACAAGAAGAATAGCGAGCTTCAAGGTGTGCCGGTAATGAAGGAATGCCCGAAATGCAAGGGGAGAGGATTTAAACGGGTTCAGCCGTCAGTGATCCACCATGCTGTTAAAAAGCTGCTCCCCGAGCTACCTGAACGGACATGGCGGTATAGCTGGAAACCATTCTATGAGTCGCTACTGACAAAATGCTATCAGGAAGAAAGTGAGCTGGAGCGTATTTTCAGTAAGGTCACTCGCTGATGGAACGGGGGCACTTGCAATAGTTGCCGTTTTTTCCTAATATCAGCCCTAACGATGGGGTATATACGCCCGTTACCGTAAACCTGCCGATGTGCAGGTTTTTTTATGGACGCAGCAGATGGGCGCATTTAGTTTTGATACGCACTATCGAACCCTTTGGTGGGGAGTTTCTAAGTGCGCCCCTCGGTGTGAAGTGACAGTCGGGAAAGACCGGCACTCATTTATAGCCCTGGCCTAATCGCTGGGGCTTTTTCATTTCAGCCCCAGCCAACATCCGACACACACCTGGCACACCCCGTATCGCCGACTCGTTTACGGTTGGTGGCTGAACCCTATTAGCCGTGGCATAGACCGCGGCTTTTTTATGCCCTCGGTATGGAGAGGACAATTACAGCAATGAGGAGTAACGATGTCCGATCCATTAACCACCGCCGCCGGTGTGTCGTTTGGTGTTGCCACCGCCGCTGCTCCGGCTGCTGGCGTTGATTACGGGATTATCTTCGGCGCTTTCATTGGCGCGATGTTCTACGTAACCCAGGCCAAAGATATCCCGCGCATCCGGCAAGCATTCTCTTTTGTCGTTTCCTTCGGTACCGGCGTTCTGGGTGCCAGCGTCACAGGGGCGAAGCTTGCAGGGTGGCTGAATTACAACGACACCCCATTAGAGCCACTCGGCGCACTTATCATCTCGGCGGTGGCCGTCAAATTGCTGACCTTCATCAGTGAGAAGATGGAGGATCCGACGTCACTGTTTAGCAAGTGGCGAGGAGGTTCGAATGGTAACTAACGAATTGGCGCTGATGTGGTTCCGACTAACCCAAAGCGATCCGATGGTGGTACTGAACGTGCTGCTGTGCTCGGCCATTGTCTGCCGGCTGGCATTCTTCAGAAAAACGGGATACCGGCACCGGGCATGGATAGCCTGGCTGGCATGGTTTCTCATCGCGGTTTATTCGTGGATCCCGTTCCGATTCATAGCCCAGCAGTATCAGGACACTCACTGGGGCGTTATCGCCGCCAACCTAATTATTTGCATCGCGCTGTACCGGGTTAAAGGTAATATCGCGAAGCTGTTGTATTCCCTGAGGCCACAATGACACAAAACGACTTTCAAAAGGCGGCTGGTATAAGCGCCGGACTAGCTGCGCGTTGGTATCCGCACTTGATCGCCGCGTTCGCGGAATTCGGCATAACCAAACCTGCAGCGCAGGCAATGTTTATTGCGCAGGTTGGCCATGAATCTGGCGGGTTTACCCGGACAGCGGAAAGCCTGAATTATACGCCGCAAGGCCTGCTGGCTACGTTTGGCAAACGCATTACGGTTTATCAGTCGGATATGCTGGGCCGCACGGCTGCGCACCCGGCCAATCAGGAAGCTATCGCCAATCTGGTATACGCCGAACGCCTGGGCAACAAATCACGCGGTGACGGGTGGAAATATCGCGGGCGTGGCCTGATTCAGATTACCGGTCAGGATAATTACCGGGCATGCGGTACCGCGCTGAAACTTGACCTTGTTGGTAATCCCCAGCAGTTAGAAAGCGACGCTAACGCGATGCGCTCCGCTGGCTGGTTCTGGAAGTCACGCGACTGTGGCCGCAATGCCAATGATATCGAATGGGTGACCAAACGTATCAATGGCGGCGTCAATGGCCTATCTGACCGTAAGGCACGCTACGACATCGCCAGCAAGGTTTTGCTATGAGTGGGTGGTTGACTAAATTAGCGGGCAGCGGCCTGTTGATTATGCTGGTGGTATCAATCTGCCTTGGTGGTTATAGCTCGTTGTTGTCGCACCGGCTGGAGATAACGCGCCAGCAGAACACGGAGCAACAGAAAATGTTGGACCAGCAGGCCGGATTGATTGCCACACTGCAAACCCAAGACACACAGAACCGTGCACTGATGGCAGCACAGCAACAGCAGGAACAGCAACTGCGCCAGCAGGCCGATATCTATCAAAGGAAATACCGGGATGCTATCAAAAACGATGAGTGCGCTCGCTGGATTGCTCCTGGTGCTGTGCTTGACCTCATGCACCAGTCCGAAAGCGCAGCCAGCCGCGACGATTATCCTGTTACCCCCTGAGTCAGTATTCAAACGTTGCGAACAGCCAACCCTGCAGGGTGACACCTGGGGTGATATCGGCAGTCATGCGCTGCAACTTCAAACAGCCTTATCAATCTGCGCTGGGCAAGT